GACAACATCCTTGACCAATGCCCTACCCTCATTGAGCATCTCGCAAGACTGCTTAATGAGTTTGAAAGCGCCAGACGCCAGTGCAACAAGAGTGAAAGGGTCAATCTAGATGCTCCTTATTTACTAACTTCGGCTTTATTCAAAGCCTCTTTGATTCTCATTTTTACCTTGGTGTTTTTAATATGCTGATTTATACCACGTATCAAAGATATTGCTGGTAATGGCAATCCAGTCAAAGTACCCGCCATTGCAGCCTCTCCCATTGCGCCCAACAACATACCAGCGGTTCCGCTAGAGTTGATCAAAGTACCTGGAGGAACCGTCTGCACATACTTAACGACTTCATTCAAATCGCGTACTATCTGAGCATTCTTTTTACCCAAAATAATATCAAGTCTGTCATTAGCATCTAAATTTGTAACTGCATCATGCAATTTTGATGGAGAAATCAACGGTCTTCCAACGGAATCAGTGCCAACTCCTTTGGTTGATTCATTTTGAAGATATTTGACTGTTGCTCCCTGAACTTGCTTCCATGCCTCAACTCCATTGCGTCTTTCTCCAGTGTCTTTACCGCTAGTTAATAAAACACGTTTTAAGAACTGCAATTCTTCAGCTGAACCATTGATAACCGTTGTATTAAATACTTTTTCAGCGACAACTTTAGGGTCTTCTGTACCCTTTTTATCGGTAATCAATCGAGCCACAATTGCTCTATTCTCGTACTTTCGAGCCTGTTGTTCTCTCAATGTTCTGGCTTGCGCATACAGTTCACCACCAGCGTCTTTTGCAGACTCGTCAATAATTTTCTTTAAAATTGTGGATTCTCTAATGTCAACTGGTTCAAATCCAGTCGCCATGTTGATCTCTTTGCGCAAAATCTCTACGTTTTTTACATTGGTAGGATTGGCCACCAAATTACCATTTTGATCTAATTTAGCAATTCCAAGATTTACCGCGTATTTTTTAGCAATATCTGGAATACTTGTTGACGCCAAACCATTTGGTCTACTGTTTAAATAATCAATCAAATTTGTGGTCATTTGATTATTGTCAACGCCAATGGATACTGGTTTTGTTAAATCAACTGGCGCCAATGCCTCTGGCGATGAATCTGCCAGTTTGTAAGCCTCAGACGTTCTTTGTTTTGCGCCTTGCCATCCTTTAGTCAACGCATCAATCAATTTATTGCCTGTTGCAATTGGAGTCAATTGATTTTGTTGTGCGCCAGTCATATCAATGACGGCATCAAAATTCTGCAATGCTTGCAAGTTATTTTGTTCAGTCCTTTGGCGCAATGGTTCGCCAAATTGACCTTTCATTTGTTCTTTTTCAAATGCTAATTGTTCTGGATTTCTAGTTTCAGCGCCAAGAGTTAAGTCCATTTTTACTGGCAAACCTTCAGCCGTTGTTCTTCTTTGTAAATCCATTGGAGTCGCAGCTGCTCCACCACTAGCCCTACCGCCAAACAAACCTTGACTTGGTTGAGTTTCAAAGCCCAAAGCCTCTTTGACAATGGTTGATCCTCTTTGCAATGGCTTGGCCATTTGACTCAAAGCCTCTTGCGCAGCAATGCCACCACGTTGCAATGTTGCTTGCGCCAATGGCATATTTTGTCTAATTCCTTGAGACAACATACCAGGCTCACCGATCACTGGCAATATTGGAGGGATAGCTTCAAGCAATGGCGCAATGGCTTGTAATTGCTCTTGGGACGCTTGAGTCCTTGGCGCATAAGTCATTTGTTGTGCACGTTTTAATGCTTGCTGTTGAACTGTATTGACGCCTTCTTGAGTTCCGTATTGACCAGATGAAATTGCTTTCATTAAGCCTTCTATACCGCCTCCAAGCATACCAACTCCACCAGTAATAGCACCAGTACCAAGCGCCAAACCAGTCTCTCCAGCACCAACCAATTGCTCCAATGCGCTTGGAGTTGCTTGTTTTGGCGTAATCTTTTCAGTTGTCTTTATAGCATTTTCTTCTCTTTTGGATACTTGATATGCTTGAGCAACTGTCTCAAATTCTGGAGTACCGCTTTTATCTTGGTTCTGAACGATCCATTTTGCGTATTCTTCTGAGGTTGCCATTTATCTTCTCCCACTAAGAATAGCATCTGCTTGCGCTCTTATATCCATCCCACTTGTTGCCTGTGGGTTTGGATTCATTGGAGTTGGTATTAGATCGGCTGCACTACTTGGTTTATTGGTATATCTAGAACTAACTTCCTGAGCAATCCTAGACGCCAAATCATTAAATGATTCACCTGGCTTGCTTGTGAAATCTCCCGCAATAAAACCTCTTTTTGCTCTAGTCAAAACACCATTGTTTTGCGCCAACCAATCAGTTTTTGCACCAGCAACTGCCGATTCAATGTCTTGCAATTTAGCAAATCCACGCAAGAACTTAGAAATATATGCAGCATCTGCGCTATCTGGAGGAAATCCAGACAATGCAATTTGAATATCTTTGTCGGACGCTGCGCCTGGAGGCAATGATTTAATGACCGACTGATTTCTTAGTCTTACATACTCTGTACGCAATTCTGTGACACCGCCTTGTATTCCAGCGCCTTTTTTCAAGAATTCAGATAAATCGGCAAACGCTCCATATCCCATTCCAGACGATTCAATTCTATTTGCCAAAGCATTAAATTGATCTGCCGTTTGCTTTGCTGTTGCTGCCGTTACCGCACTGGTATTGATTTCTTTTCTAGTCTCCGCTGGTATGTCATTGATATTCTTTTGTATCGTAGACATAATTTCCATGACCCTTGCTTGAGTCAATTGAGTATCTAGACCCAATTTAGCGCCACGCTCACCGATCTGACTTTGAAGATTCTTAATATCCCAGTTTGATTTATCTAAGCCAATCTTTGCAATTGATGGCGCAAATTCAGCCTCAGTAACTGCTTTACTTGCATCAGCAATCTTTTTGCGAGTCTCGGCTTCTTGCGCCAATGGTGCAAATTTAGCTTCTTGTTGAGTTTTGATTGCTTTTGCAGTTGCCTCATCCAGTTTGGCTTTTGCCTCATCTTGAGCCACCAATGCGCCGTATTCTGTACGACCTTCTGGTGTAGACATATAAAACGGCTTGTATTGCTCATAATTAAATGTTGCTTTTGCTGGTTGATAGCCTGGCAATGCTTCGCGCAATGGTTGATTATTTTCATCAACTTGAGGGACTGTCTCGGCAGATACGCCATTGATTGTTGCTGGTTGATATTGCAACGCTTTACCAGTTAATTCTCTGGCTTGCTGTTGCCTCAAAGCGCTTTGTTGAGTAACCAATCTTTGTTGAGCCTGATCTGCTCTTTGCAGTAAAGAATTCGCCAAGTTGATGTTGCCCATCTGAGTGGCTTGTCTAGCTCCATTGACTAAAGATTGTGGATCATTTAGATCAAGTCCTTTAAGCAATTGTTGTTGCTGAGTAATCATCTGCAACTGCTCATCTGGCGCACCTAAAGCACCGCCAACTGCTTGTCCCAAGCCTCGGCCTCCAGCGTAGATGTTTGCAATGCCTTGCTGTGATGGCGACAACTGAGCCATTTGAGCGCCAAGCGCCAAGTTCTGAGCTTGTTGTTGTTGCTGATACTCTTGCGGAGTTGTGAATAAACCCGCGATCATTGATTGATTGTCTGGTGCTGCCATGATTTAATCCTTAAAATTCAAGTGAACCCATAAATTCGCCAGATATAGGATTTGTTTGACCAAATCCTTGTACACCGCTATTTACTCCACTACCCAACCAATTACCAAGACCTTGTCCAATTGATGGGCCAAGTCCACTCAAGAATGTCCCGCCTGGGCTTACAGTTGCAGCGTTAGAAGTTCCATATCCAGCGCCAAGACCCAAACCAGTTAAGTAATTGCGTCCAGCATTTGCACCAGCTGTTGCAGCTTGTTGTCCTAAACTAGAACTTAAAGACAATGGTTGTTGCGCCAAGTTCTCTAATCCTGTGATTGCGCCAAATGCTGACTGGTAAGGTTGATATGCAGCCGATTGACCCGCATAGTAATTGCCCAAAGCACCAGCGCCTTGACCCAATAAATTGGCGCCAAAGAGAGTGTTTTGTTGACCCATCTGTTGACCTTGCGCAGCCAACTGCAAGTCTTGCATTGCTTGCGCATTTGCCAGTGCTTGCGCTTCTGGATTGGCTTGTCCAAGATTACCGCCTTGCGCTACTGCTAAACCAGTCCGACCCGTGTTTTGCAACTGGTTCTGTAGGTTTGCGTTGGCCACGTCTCTTGATGGTTGCAATAGATTCTGTTGGTTTTGGATATATCTGGCTGCAACATCATTCGGGTTTTGCGCAATGTATTGATTTCCCAAATTCATCAAGCCTTGAGCACCACCGATCAATGGTTGATATTGTGCTTGAGCTTGTTGAGCTTGGCCAATACCTTGACCCGCCAATTGTGTGAATCTATCTTGCGCAGACGTGATGTCACCAGTCGGAGTATATCCAGCGCTTTCCATCTGACCTGTTTGCGGATTGAACGTAAAGTTTGAACTTCCAAACCTTGTCGTGACTCCAACGGGTCTGAATGAACCTGCTAAACCAGCAACATTGGCTGCCTGTCCAAATTGATTCGCGTAGTTCTGATTGGCTGCTCTAGCTTGCTCGGCCGACATCAAGCCACCAGCGGTTTGAATTGCAGAGCCAATTCCAGAGCCTTGTTGCTGTGATGAGCCGCCCTCTAGCGCACCACCTATAGAACCGCCTATAGCGCCTCCAATTGGGCCACCAAATAAATTACCGCCAATTGTGCCTATTGTGCTAAGTAAGCCCATTATGCTCTCCCTTCGAGTGTTTCAATTCTTGCTGTAAGCTCTTTCACTGCGTTGACCAGAGCATAAACCAATTCTGAATTGTTGATGCTTTTATATCCGTCTGGATCAGTTGACACCATGCCAGACAAAGATGTTTGCTCAACTGCTTGCGCAATCAGTCCAATGTAAGTGTTGTCTTTGATTGCTGCCGGTATTTTGGCGTTTCTTTCGTGATCGTTGTACTTGAACTTAATAGGGTTCAATTGCTTGATTGCATCGAGTCCCAATGTATAAGTACCTTGGATTGTCTTGAGTCTTTCGTCTGATGTCGTATTGAACGATCCACCGCTTGGCTTTCTAACGTCGGCGACCGACGACTCAATGTATGTAGACGTGATCAACCAACCCGTTCCACTTCTAAATCCGACTGCAATATTTCCAGCATTTGTGTTCAAACCGCCAGATGATGAGCCTAGATAAAATCCATAAGTGTCACCCGCCAAACCAGATGTAGAGGTAAGTGAACCATAAACATTTGTTCCAGTGAATGTCTTGTCTCCGCTGATCGTTTGCGTTCCAGTCGTGGTCACAATACCAGCACCAGACAATGAACTTGAACCCGTACCGCCATAAGCCACGGCTAATTGAGTGGTCAATCCAGTGATTGATGTAATGTCTGTATTGGCGCCAGATGCAGCAGCTCCAATGCCTGATCTGAATGTTGATCCGCTAGATATTGCAGTGGTCAATGTAACTGCACCAGTCGATGCACTGGCGCTGACCGTCATACCAGATACTGAATTGGATACTGTAAAACTAGAAACGCCAGATGATCCACTGCCTCCACTTGGCGCAGCTGAGTACCAAGTCGTGCCATTTGATGTCAATACATTGCCTGATGTGCTTGGCGCGATCTGTTGATAAATCGCAGTTCCATTACCCACCAAGACCGATCCAGTGGTAAATGTTGTGGCGCCAGTTCCTCCATTGGCAATGGGCAAAGTACCCGTGACGCCAGACGTCAGACTGACCGATCCACCAGTGTCTTGCTTGGTCGCAATCGCTGTCGCAATCGCCGTGAACTCTGTATCGATCTCAGTACCCTTGACGATCTTTGCGGAGTCGCCAGACGACAAAGCGTCTTTGGCTGCAAAGTTTGTGGTTTTGGTGTAATTACTCATACGATCTTTCCTTGTTTAGCTTGTATCTCAATCTTTTGGATACTCAAAGAGTAGCCGTTAATATCTGACTCATAACCAGTCTGAACTACTTTTCCTGATCCTGTTGGATAAGTCTTTAGCGTTTGCAAAGCAATACCGCCAGAATATTTGGCAATCCCATATTCACCAATGCCATAGTAGGAGACGCCTTGCGTTGGAATCTTGACGGCCTGAGAGTAATAACTTTCAGCAAAGTCATAACCCCATTTCATTGTGACATACTGATCACTTCCACCGATCAAGACGACTGACAGTTTTTTTAGAATTGATATTGCGCCAGGCACTCCCAAATCAGTATGGTTTGTGTAGTACGAAAACGTGTACTTTTGAGTATTGTCTGTGTAATTTGAGTATGTGGCAATGTATCCAGTCTTACCCATCAGGAGTGTCCCATCGCGCTTACTGAGCAATGCCGTTGGCGCTTTGTCGCCAGACTGGATATAAGTCCAAGTGGTCACTCTAGCCGATCCATCTTGCAATTGAGCCTTGGTGTCGAAACAATAGACTTTCTTCAGCAATGGTAAGGTCAACAAATAAAACGCCTCAAGTGGCGAATAAACGCTTTTAATGCCTGATAGGGTTTCACTGTTCACCGCACTAAGTAAGTCATTCCTCACATTCTTAGACAACTCGCGCAAAGGCGATGACTTCTCTTGAATTGTTCTCAATACTGATCTAACACCAGTCTGAGACAAGAAAATAATGTCTGTACCCGTGTAAGCGACTGAATCTCTTGCAATACATCCAATACCAGTAACAACATCATACAAAGTCATTGTTGATGGCGTTGTGGCGCCTGAGTAGATAAGAATATTCTCTTTGCCAAATATGAATAAAAATCCATTATGTGCGCCAAGAGCAACAATCGTATCTGCTCCACGTGGCCAAACTGTTGTCGTGTTTAGCGTTCCAGCAGTTCCCGTACTAAAGTTCGCTGACGTGCTGACATTTGACCATTGAACGGTCACCTTATCGCTTGCAGTATTGGCGTTCCAAATACGTCCATAGGCGCTTATAACGCAATCTGATTGCTGTACTGTACCAGCGTATCCAGTAAGTTCGCTAACGCGCCTATACGTTGATGCTGATACAGCTGGTGCAAACGCCAATGGGTCATGGCCAGTCTGGTACAAGCTCAATATTCCACCAAGCATGGCCATTTGCCAGTTGTCATCACTGATTGTTGGCGCCGATCCTCCACCACCATAGGTCAATTCTGTCAAAGTTGATCCACTCAAAGAATACAGTTTATTACCCGCTGCGCAAATAGTGTATACAGTACCCGCGTCATTGATTAACTCACCAATGGACTTGATGTCATTGGTGATCGAGCTTGAATTGATCTTAGTCCAACCCTTTCTCGCGCCAATGCGACCGTACTGGTCAATGACAACATTGTTAGCGACTCGCGCAAAACCAGACGCCAAATCCAATGAAGAATCCTGAGTGTTTAACCCAAAGAATCCTGGTGCGCTGATTGAGTAAGTCTGTATCTGTTGAGCCATTAGACAGCCTCAAATGCGTCAGATTCTGGTGATCTAGCCAACTCTAAAGAGATCAAGTCAGCCAATGACGACTTGTAGAAAGCATAAGCCTCTGAACTGTTCATGCCTCCATCTTCGCCACGCTCGATCAATGCTCTGGCGTAAGCGCCAAGAATGATAGGTTCTTTGGCCAAAGTCGTTGTGTCAGTGTCAGCGCTAAAATCAATCTCTGGAATAACTAAACTAAATCTGATGTTATAGACAGCATCTGGGACTGGCCAAAAGTTGACCTTCATGTCGCCATTGTTATCAATTGGGCCATAGGTGTAATTGAATGGACTAGATTGCTGTGGATTTGTTGTAGAGTAATAGTACAAATCCAATTGCTGATGCGTGATCGGTTCTAGAGGATATTGGCGCGATATATTGATGACGTCCATTGTCTTAAAACGGACGCCAGAACCAACCATTTGATACCCTGAATATTGTCCAGCAGTGGTTGACACTGTGATGGACGTATTGAAAGCATCCCAGTCATAAGAATCTGCGACTTGGCGCTTGGTGTCATTGACAAATTTACCCACCAATGCCGATAAGGTATTTTCAGAGACAGACGAAACAGTAGGTTCTCTGAGTCGAACCATGACGTCGTTGACAATTGATAGGTAAGTCGGTAAAGCCATTATTTCCTCATTTCATCTTTGCAGAATCATTTGAGGTTTTTGCCTTATTCGACTGAATAAGAAACCTTACTTGCTGCCAATTATATTGAATTAGTAGCCTGATTTCATCTTTTTCTTAGGCATCTTGGCTTCAGACATTGCAATCGCAACGGCCTGGCGTCTTGATGTCACTTCTGGGCCTTTCTTCGAGCCAGAGTGCAATTTGCCTGATTTGTACTCACCCATTACTTTGCCAATTTTTGCGGTTTGTTTCTTGGTCGCCATGATAAAGTCCTTACTTTAAAAATCTGAGTTGATAAAGAGTGTTCTGATAAAGTGCCACAACTTCATCGATCTTGTTGTGTAGCGCCGTCTCAGTCCTTGGCACAATGGCTTGACGATTGTCTTCAATCCATTGCATTTGCATCTCTAGGACATCAGCAATCGTGCCCTTGCTTTCATTGGTGCTCAAAGGTATCTCCAAAGCCTCATTAAAGCGTCCTTGGTACTGTTGAGCATAATCATCGGCCAATGGGATGATATTTTCATAGAAACCCGCCAAAGTATTATGCTCGGCAAATGATCGAGTCTTTAGGTGAACAATGTGAGCAATGTCTCGCGCTAAGAATAGCATTGAGACAAATTGACCTGAAACCGCCTTAGTCATAATTCATTCCTTAGTAATTGGGCCACCGATAAGCCAGGCGTCGCAAGTACGTCCAGCTGCGCATTTAAAGTGAAAGAGTTCGCAATACCCTAAATCAGCACCGGCAATGACTCGATCTTCATAAGCCAATTCGTTATTGGCCTCCGAGTCGCCCTCGATGCCCTTTTTGATGCACTCCATCATGCTTGGCGTCTGGATAAATGCAGAGCAATTCCCACAGCGCATCCTCTTGACTTCATCGGTCGGCGCGTTGTACATCTTGGCTTTCTTGAGCCAAAACACCTCATTGGGTTCGTCTGGATTGGCTGGGCCATAACCGTATTCCGCAAATGCGTGATTGCGGTTTTTTAAGTTGATCTCTATGTCTTGCGTTGAAATCGGACAAACCTTACCAGAGAGAAGACCGTCTTTCATTAGCAATTCCAGTTCTTTAGTGATGCCTTGGCGCGTAGTGCTGGGCCTTTGGCATTCGCAACAACTCCACCCATTCTTGCGCAAAAAGATGCTTTCCTAGCCTTGTCTTTTTCAGTCTTAGGATTTGGCGCTGGAGGTTTTAAATTAGTTCCGTTCTTAGCGTTGTATTCAGCGCGACCCTTTGCAGTCATTCCAGCACCCTTTTCAGTCGGATTATAGGTTTTACCCTTACCCGTGGTTTTGTGCTCAATAGACCTGTTTTCTTTTTTCATTTCTTTGCAGTCTTTGCAGATTGTTTAAATGCAGCAGCTGTTGGCGCACCCTTGGAGCCTGGCTTTCTCATGCGCTCCACTGGTTTACCTTCGGCTTTTTCTTTTCGAATACGTTCTTGTTTTTTGTGAATATTGGCATAAAGTCCAGATTTCATTTTAGTAACTTGCCTCCAACAAAACTGATTAAACCGCCCATTGTTGACGCGATGGCCATACCCATCCAAAAACCGCCTTTAGACTGATTGGCCAACTCAAGCAAAGACTTGACGTCTTTACTCAGTTCGGTGACTTCATTTTGGAGCAATTCAACTTGCGCCTCAAGTCGGCCAAAGTCTCTAGCATCAATTTCTGACATAACTCGCCTTTTTTCTGCCTGGCTTGATATTGGACATTGTCGGAATAAACATGGTGTCTGATCTGACTTCTTCCTCTTTTTTAAGGACTTCGGGTTCGTCAATGCGTACATATCCTTGGTGTCCAACCATGGACGCAATGTCATGCGCCAAAGTGAACTCAACCGTATTGCCAGACTGTAAACACCTATAAACTGCCATTTGAAACCCTTAAAAAAGAGGGGAGGACGAATCCTCCCGCTCTATCAGATCAAGCGACCAATCAAAATTTTGATAGTAGCTGACGCCAAGTCAACTGTACTACCAGATTCGTTTTGGATGCGTACAGTCACAACGTCCGCAGCTGATACATAAGCTGTGACGCTCATGCCAACCAAAGACACTGCAACTGCTACTGCAATGATCATGTCACCTAAAACAACGCCAGGGACGGCAACGGTATCTGACTCACCAGCTCCGTCAACCAAAGAACCAGCGTCTAGCGTCGCAGTCACTGACCACGTGTCGGAGATCACTCCACGAAACGCGTCATTGCCTTGACGTACATTTACTGCTGTTGCTGCTGCCATATTATTAACTCCTTATGTAGTTAATTAAGATGGTACAGCCAAAGCAATCGCGCCATAGTCACGCAACTCTGTCACGCCATAAAGTGTGTCAGCAGTGAACAATGTACCGAGGTACTCTTGTTTGTACTGAGTCTGTGAACGTACGCCCATTTGCTCAACCAAAACAAACGCATCTCTGTGACCCATCAAGCATACGCGACCAGTCGCTGTGCCAGATGAACTGTCAGTTCCAAACGCTGCTGTTGCAGATGTGGAGTCGGCGTTGCTAGACACAAACACTGGGATGCCATACAAGTTACCAATTTCACCATTGCGGATGGTGTTGGCGCCACCACCTTCACCAACGAATGCTTGCTCTGTATAACGAGCCAGACCCATTAAGGTGTTGCGTGATGATGGGGGGATAACGAAGAAACGACCGTCCATTGGAATGTCGCTGTCGTCCAAGCGCTGAATCGTTCTACGGATTGCAGCGTCTGTCAAAGCAGCAGCATTACCAGTGTTGGTGTTGGCACTGTAGTCATAAGCAGTTGTACCGTCAGAGCCAATGTAGGCTGCGGTATAACGTGCTGATGCAGCTGTTCCACCATTGGCGCCACGACCCAACTGAATCAAATCAGTGTCGATCTGTTTAGCCAATGAATAACCAGCGTCGTCAGTGTAGAAAGAGCGCAAAGATGTCAATGCCTGAGCCTCGACAATATCCTCGATCAAACGTGAATACTCGAAATGTCTAGTGATTGACACGGTCTTCTCAGTCTCAGTTGCAGCAAGCAATGTGACTTGAGTAGATGCAGCCTTTAGTGATGCAGCGCCACGTGTAGGCACTGGAATGTGAATAGTGTCGCCTTTTTTGCCTTTGAAGTTCATCTTCTTGACAATGTTGGCAACAACTAAGCTCTTTTTGTACGCGGCTGCAATTTCATCTGACCAAATTGCTGGGATGAATGTCGCGGCCGTCGTCCGCGTTACGTGATTTGTTCCTAAACCCATGATGTTTACTCCAAAAAAGTTAAGTTATTTTACTCGACCCTCTGCGTATGCTGTAATTATCTCATCAGACAATGCCTCATAACGCGCTGGGTCGTTCATTTTCAATCGAATAAGGTCAGCCCGTCTGTAAACTTTCCTTGAGCTTTCGCCAGTTCCCCCGCTATCAACCATTGCACTGTTCAAATTCTGCTTGCGAGTAGATTCTCCATCTTCCTCGGTCTGCCTCATTTTGACGCCACGCAACTGTTTAAACGTAGAGATCAATTCATTGGCACTTTCATAATCAAATTCAGCGTCTGCCTTGGCGTAAAGACCAAGACGCACGTTGCTAGATTTGACCCAGTTCACGAACTCAGGATCACCAACGACTTGTTTGTAGTCTGGATGATCTTGATTCAATTGACTCTGAATCTGCATCTTCTTGAACTCTATAGCAGCATTTCTGCCCGCCAAGACATCAGGATGATTATCGACAGTCCTTTGCATTGCTCTCTTTGGGTCTTCAAAGAAATCAACTTCAGGTTCAACCTCTATAGTCTGCTGTTTCCCGCCAACAAGATTATTCTTAATGAGTTCATCTGCAAGTTTTCTGACTTCGCCAACTTCTTGAGCTTGCTTACCAATGAGCTTTTCAGCCTCTTGGTGCATCTTAATGATGTCGTCCAACGATTTATCCCTGTACTTGTCGGGAATCGTATTCTGACTGTTGGCTTGCGCCTTACTTTCCTCGATGTCTACTTCACTTTGATTCTCATCGTTGTCAATCAACATACTTTACCTTTCCAGCCAATAACTTGGTTCTTGGACTAACACATGAATTCGGCACAATGGCTTATGAATTCGCTTTTTGCTCCGCTTTTAACTTGTCTAAATGGCTTTTCTCGAACCGATTGGCTGCGCCAGGGAACGATCCAGACCATCCTTCCAACTTAATTGCTGGAGTGCTTAACACGCGGTGAGCTGTCTCACCGCAATCGCATGGGACTGATTTCGACTCATAATCGGTCAGCTTGTCCATACGGTGTCCGCTTGCGCAGACAAATTCAAACATTCTTCTCATTTAATTCCTCATACGATCTTTCGCTGACTTCTTTCAAGTTTTTCAGCCAAGTTAGTATTGAAAGTTCACCTTTTTTAAATTGTAAGTCTTTCTCATCTGGAATCACACTAATATTATTGAGAGAATTGATCATAATGTCAATGTCCTCCATGAGGTCGATCCAGCCTGGCGTCGCCATGGTGCTGAACCTCTCCTCATAATAGTGCTGTAATTCCTTGTCCATTACTGTGTGATCTCAACCCAATTGGTTGTTTCTTCATTCCATGTATATCTCTTTTCATCTGTAGGCATTGCTACTGGTGCATCCCATCTGCAAGTGGTTTCATTCAATACCCATGACGCATAAGGTTTGGGAGGAATAAAAGCATCACGGTCTTTGTCGTAGGTATAACCAATACCCGCATAATTCTTTCTGATGTTGCCGTTATAACTTGTTTTTACCCAAGTGCCACCAAGCAAACGCTCACAAAAGGCAATACCAATAGATTCTTTTTCTTCACCTTGAGCAGTTGAAGTGTCTGCGTTGCTAACAACAATGACTTGTTTAACAACATTGTTTGAGTCTATCTCACAAAAATGAGCCATATCATCTTCCCCCTAATTCTTTAATTTGTTCGTCTGTCCAAATAGTGTCAATTGATTCTTCAAATGCTTTAATCTTTTCCATAGTCGCATCTATTTCTTCCCACGTTGGGCATGGTCTAGGGTCATCCCATTCAGTAATATTACGATTAGATATTTGCCATTTGGCGTTTGGTCTAAGCAATTGCATTGCTGTGTCAATGCCGTAAAGTTGGAGTATTTTTACCATGACAAAATCACAATTCCTGAACCACCGTTATATCCATTTGCAAATGTGGTTTGTCCACCTCCTCCACCACCTGTATTAGTAGTCCCTGCTGTTCCATTATTAGCAGAAAAACCTGCTCCATTACCACCACCTCCTAGACCACCAGTTCCACCAACTGAGTTAGATACACCTCCTCCTCCACCAGCACCTCCAGCATAGTAAGTTGATGTTCCTGTTATTGAATTAGCTAAACCAACACCGCCATTTTGAAGAGTATTTCCAGAAGACCAACTTTGTCCTGCGGCTCCAGCACCACCTCCACCGCCACCGAGTCCATAAGAAGTCCCATTTTCACCACCTCCTCCAGCATTTCCTTGACCGCTTGGAGATGCCGCACCTCCTGTGTAATACGATGAAGAATATCCACCGCCACCGCCTGAGCCACCTGATTGGCCAACTCCACTTGATGATCCATCATAAGAGTTTCCACTTCCACCACCACCACCACCTGTTGATGTTATGGAACTAAATATAGAATTTGTTCCATTTTGTCCTATTCCAGTACCACCACCACCGCCAGTTCCACCAGCCCCTCCAGCACCAACGGTAATTGAATAAGTATTTCCAGGAGTTACAGAAAAAGACGAACCCGCTAAATATCCACCAGCTCCTCCTCCACCGCCATATCTACCGCCTCCACCACCGCCTGCTACAACAAGGTAATTGACACTTGTCACACCTGTAGGTGCAGTCCATGAACCTGATGCTCCAAAAAATATAATATTTTTAGCTGGAGGTGTTGGGACTAAATAAGAAATAATGACAACTCCTGAACCACCAGTTCCACCATCACCACCGCTTTGACCTCCACCACCACCACCACCGCCCGTATTAGCAGTTGCGGCAGAACCATTTGTTCCATTTCCACCATTTCCTCCACCGCCTGTACCGCCAGTTCCAGCAGTAGAACCGCCAACACGGGAATCACCACCACCACCACCACCGCCAGCATAGTAAACGCTAGAACCTGTTATAGATGAAGCAAGACCAACGCCACCATTACCGCCATTACCAGCGGAAGATGAACCATTACTTCCAACTGCTCCAGCACCACCACCTCCACCAGTACCAGAACCTGCTGTGCCACCTCTAGTACCGCCAGCATTGCCTTGTCCTGATGTTCCGTTTGCTGGGGCTTTTTGTGATGAACCACCACCTCCCGAACCGCCTACGCTTGCATCAACCCCATCGCCTGCTCCACCACCGCCACCAGTCGAAGTAATTCCATTAAATACAGAATCCGAACCATTAGTTCCAGCGCCACTCGATGTGTTTCCAGCACCGCCTGCACCCACAGTAACTGTGTAGGTTGTTCCCGCAGTAACGGATAATGATGTGCCCGCTAAATAACCGCCCGCACCTCCACCGCCAGACAAATCTCCACCAGCTCCACCACCACCTGCTACTACCAAGTAATCAACGCTAGTAACTCCAGTAGGAGTTTTCCAACTGCTTGTAGAGTTAAATTGTTGGATTACACGGTAAAAAGTAACTGCCTTCTTACCAGTAAAAAAGAAATTAGGTGCTCCAAACATTATGCAAACGCCTGTGCAAATGTGCCGTACCAGTTTGTACCGTCAGACACAAAGCTAAGAATATCCACCGCAGATGCTGTAGCAGTTATTGTTGGAGCAGTTCCACCAGGCCATTTAACGCTAGTAAATGTTGCTGTAGTCATTCCACTAGATGCTTGTATTAGTTTAAGAATAAATGATTTACCCGCAGTAGCAGTTGGCATTGTGAATGTGCAAGGTGTTGATGCAGTTAATGTTGCCGTCAATACTGTGCCAGTTGTTAACGCCAATGTGCTTGTTGCGCCTACTGTTCCAACTGCTTGAAGTGTCTCAACATAGTTAGTAACTGTGGGATTGGTCAGCGTCTTATTCGTAAATGTCTCAGAACCCGCCAGAGTCGCTAAAGTACCAGTTGTGGGTAATGTGATTGTTGTGGTTCCTGTTGCTGTCAGTGTGGTTGCATAGGCGCCAGACGTTGTAAGATTACCGCCAAGCGTGATTGTCGATGAGTTGGCCACGCCAGTTCCACCGTTTGCAGCATTAAGAACGCCCGCCAATGTCACGATGCCTTGAGTTGCCGTAGATGGCGTAAAGCCAGTGGTTCCAGCACTAAAACTGGTTACTCCATTGATGGTTGTTTTTAAATTACCATTCGTGTCCGTTGTGCCGTCAGTTGTATAAGTGTCTCCAACTTGGAGCGTCACTTTGGCAATGTTTCTGAGCGTTGAATTGTTGTTATAGGTAATGGTCAGAGTGACCGCTGCCGTATCTTTGTTTTGGATATTGATCGTTTTGACCAATCGCCTGGTGGACGCAGCTGGTGCAGCAACCAAAGTCACTTGAGACGTGCCATTCAAGGCGCCATCTGTAGAACCCTCGGTAAATGCTGATCCCGTGTCATCAGACCAAGCCACAACAAAGTCTGGATTGGTTGTAGCAGCAGCGCCAGACATTGCTACCGTGATTGATTTAAGTGTTGAATCTAAAACTAACATATTTGCCCTTTATCTTGAAATGAACCAAGCAAATGCTTGTGCAGACGATGAACTCCCGCCTCCTCCACTTGATGCTGCCCAAGTGGGTACACCAGACGCTAGAGTCAATACATACCCATTGGTTCCAGCTGTCAATTTGCTCAATGTATTTGTTGCACTTGCGTAAATAATATCACCAGTTGCATAAGTTGATTGACCCGTACCGCCACGGTTTGCAGCCACTGCAACACCATTCCAAGTCGCACTTGTAATAGAACCCGCGTAATCGAATGTATTGGTTGACCAAGATACACTCGATGGCGCTTGAACGTGAACGTCCCAAGAGCCAGCCGTTGTTGCATTAGATAATAAAGTAATTTCTACAAAACCACCAGACTGAACCGTTGCAATGGTTGTGCTTGAGTTGTTGGTGACTGTGACTGCGCCAGAACTTTGATTGTTGTTGAACGAAAAGACTGCGCCATTGGCCAAAGTTGTACCACTTGGCAATTGGTATGTCTGGCCACCAGAACCCGTCACTGTATATCTAGTCGATGAGCTGACCGTTAGAGTGGTTGTTGTACCGGCTGCTGCAACATTCGTGAAAGTGCTTAAAAACGAATTTGCTGAGACGTTTTGGCTTGAATCTCTCAAAACAACTGAAGTGGCGCCAGTTGTGGGATAACTTGTTCCCCATGCAGTACCCGTTGACAGTGGGATACCCGCGCCTGGGTAAGTCATACTACCGCCACCGCCAAGAGCTGTGATCTGAGACTGCAAAGACGCCAAAGTATCGACAACATACTGAGAAGTACCGCCTCCATTCGAGACAATCTTGATCTTCTCAGCCAAGTCCATTGGCATGACTTCGCCGACATCGATCTCAGTGCCATTGCTCAAGGTGATGACCAAAGAACCGTCAAAGTCTAGGTGAGCGTTGGTAACTGAGACACCGTCTTGGCCATCAATTCCATCACGACCGTTTAGACCGTCACGACCTTTAGGGCCAACTTGACCATCACGACCAGGCTTACCGTCTTTACCGTCTCGGCCATCAACGCCATTGATCCCGTCACGCCCATCTTTGATCGTAGAGACGCGCTTTTCAATGGCGCTGCCAACATTGTCAAACCGAGTCCGAATATCAGACTCAATCTTCTTTAATGCTTGGAGAACAAGCTCGACATTCTCAGTGATCTTCTTTTTATGGATTTCCTTGGATTGCTCCAAAGAATTGTGAATTGACTCCAGAGCCTGTAATTTCTGCTCTGGCGTCATATCATCTAAAAATGGAATGTTGCTCATTGTTTAAGACTCCCCGCCAATTGATCCAAGAAATCAGATTCTACTTTAGATAGATTCTCTTTTTGATTGGACATTTGCAACTCAACAATCTTTGATTTGTTCTTGATGTCAGCCTCTTTGAGCATCAACTCAGCAATCTTGACCCGTTTATCGAACTCTGCACTCGCCTGATCAGCCTGGTTGGGTAAGTTATTGGTCAATGCTGACTGGACTTTGGCTTGGACTTCTTGAGGTTTCATTTGAGCCTCAACCGCCGTCAATGTCGCATCAGCGCGATTCTTCTCAGCCAGAGTGGTGTTAACCGCAATCTGAGCCTGAGTTGCTTGCAAGGCCAATTGTTGTTGAACTTGTTGCAATTGAGCTTGCTGTGGATCGGGTTGCGCCATTTGGGTTAAGGATTGCATCAATTCAGCCTTGTTGCTCAAAGATGAATTGTTGACAATGCCCTTCAAGATCAGTGGCATGACTGGCGTATTTGGCCCCAAGGTTTGCAGCAAAGCAATAAATTGTTGCTGTTCATATTCACGCGCAATGATGCCCAAAGTCGCAGTCGGGATAAAGTTCATATCAACTGCTGGGTATCTGTTCGGGTCAAACTGCATATACCTAAACGCAGCCTTTTTGATGAACGGAACCAAGAAATCTTCTTGAAAGTTGATCAGTGTTCTCTTGTATTTCTTGATGATTGACGCGACAGCCATTGAAATACCACCAGCGCCACCGTCTCTAGCGACTTGAGACACCATACCATTCGAGTCCAGAGTACCCGTTGCCTGTAAGAGCATACGCTCAAACTCTTTTGATGTCTGGAGATTTGATCCATCTGTATTACCGAACTTGAATGGGAACAATATATCTGCCGGTGCGCCATTGGTCAGAATTGCTTTGCCAGGCTTGACCTCGAACTTGGCGCCACGAGGTAGGCGGGTCGCATCCATGGCGATCATGGGACTTGTCGTCAGCGCCAAAGAGTCTAGATGGCTGCGCACTTGCGCGTCCATCGACTTTTGCATATTGTAGGCTTTCTCCACTGTACCGCGACCCAGTAAACGATTGGGAACCGTGTCGTTTTGATAGCTCAAAATTGGACGATCCTTCATCATGTAGGGGTTTTCTTCGGCCTTTAAGAGCTTAGAACCATTCGCAATGACAATCACGGCCTCGACCATATCGGAGTAATCTTCAGCCAAAGACGAGTCTGGGAACAACTTCACAACATCTTTGTTTTCTTCCAGATTGTCCAAATACTCGCGTGGAACCAGACCATAGTAAGTTAGCACCAAGACTTTATTGTCTGAAAACTGGGTGACTTCTTGCGTTGCGTCCAAAGACTCGTCATCTGGATCAGTGCCGACGTCAACCTTGCGATAGATACCCTTTTCGATCCCCTCGACAACTTTGTGAATCGACACGAACTTCTCGATGGCCACGCCCATGCAGTCATCAACCGACGTCCCATTGGGGTCAAAGATAAAATTCTTAGGATTGACGGGATTGATCTTGACCGCAATGCGATCTGTCTCGGTCACGCCAATGGCTGCTTGTCCCATCTGGTTCGGGATCGGCTTTGTCGTTGGCGTGTACTCTTTTTCAGACTTGACAATGATCTCGCCAATGCCAGTGCCTTAGATTTCAGACATCAGACCGATGGCGTCAATCGACTTTCTGATCTTGTCTTTCTTGAAATCCTCCATCAATTGAGCTTTTAGCGCCAAGACATCAAAAGGATTGCCATCGACGTCTTGAATATTGTCTTCAATGTCAAAGAACTCGCCCTGACCAAATACCGCCTCCATGATCTCGGCGTGACGGGTTTCTACTGCTTGCTGAGTGGCTGGAGTGATGATTCTTGAGCGCTCAGAGTCGCGCGTCTTGTCTTCTTCAGCCCATTGACCGCGAAAGATACGCTCATATTCAAGCCAATCAGGTAGATAATTGGCGTCCCTGTATTCTTTCCAACGGTCACAATGATCTACAACAAAGTTAACCAAGTCTTTGTCGGAGTCGGTTTCTTCTTGGAACTGATCGGGTTCGAGTTTGCTTTGTTCTGTTGCCATAAATGGTTACCTTATTGTTTCAGCAAATGGATTGCCAAAGGGGTCTTGGTAAAATGGATTCGTTGGCGTAGAGTTTACCTTATCTTGTAGCAAAGGACTAAAATTTGATTTTTGGACGTCTATTACCTCATTTCTTGCTTTTTGATATGCGGTTGATGGCTTTACCCCATTTGATATCAATTCTTGAGCGTATTTTTCTTGCCTCATAACCAATGATGGGCCTTGCATCCTCATATTTTCTAAAATTGATTTAATTTTTTCAAAATCAGATTGCGGGTCTGATATATTTATGACGCCTTGTGATTCTTTTGGCCCTTTTGAATGATCCGATATTCTTAATGGTTTATCTAAAAATCTACCAGTTTCAGGATCAGCAACATTTATATAACTTGATGCGCCAACTTTGCTACCAGAATGCTCAACTTTTGCATTAAAACCCAATTTTCTAATTTCTTCAGCAAATAAATCTGCTAAATTTCTAAGCTCATCTTTTGTTGTTGAGTTTCTCTGCCCAAATACACCTGGTATTTCGCTTGGTAATTCTGTAAAATTTTTAGTCATACCCAATGGCGCAAAGCTCAAAGGCCCAGCTTGAGCCATTTCTGCGAGTCGATTGAATGCGTTCTGATCCGTGATCTTCAGCGGATTTCTTGGGTCAGCAAACGCCATGGCTTGCAAGGCGTCATACTCAGCCTTGGATTTCTGCAAATTCGAGATACCGCTAGAGAACAAACCTCCAACTTGTTGGAGTTGTTGAGTACGGCGTGGGTCTTGGAGCCAGGCCAGTCCGCTTTGCAGTAAGTTATCCGCCATAGTACCTAAACTCCACTAATAATATCTACGGGTTCCCAGTCTTCGTCCTCTCCTTCCATAAAGTAAGAGGTGACGGCCAACTGGTCAATATAGGACGCGCTGTCGATCAAGTCATCGTGGACGCCATTGGCTGGAAACATCAACAACTGATCAATGAACTCTGTCCAGTCGTGCTTTGAATTAAGGATGATTCTCCCATGTTCAAAGCGTCCTTGCAATGCCCAGATGATTCGATCAGCCTTTTTGCGGTTCCCGTGGGTCAAATCCTCAATGTGGCAATAGATGCTCGACTTGCGCATCAAATCCGATAAATACGGTAAAACAGCGTTCTTTAAGGCGCCACGCTCAATGCCGACTGAAATAGGACGGTACTTTCTGATCTTCGTGAGTATCTTCGACGCCGTCTCTCTAATATCCCATCTTCCATGCTCGATCTCAGTGATGAACCATTTACCGTCGTCGGTGACTTTGGCAATCGTGATGGCCGACTCGTCTAACCTCTTTTTCGCGTTGGCTGCTTGTTTAGCCACTTCCTCGAAACCCGCCAAGTCAACGGCGATGAAATAAGACCCGTGTTCGGGTTCTTCGCCGTACTTGATCCATTCTTCTTTGAACAGATTGCTCCCCGCGTTATCAAACGACGCCAAGTATTCTTGCTTGAACGCAAAGCTCGACAAGGTTTTCTTGGCCGACTCAATCTCTTTCTCGTCGATCATGGGGTTGTCTTTCGTCGTGAAGTGCCACGACTTCCAGTCGTCGTCCGTCTCATTCTGCCCCAAGTTGTACAAATCATAGAACCAATTGCGACCTTTGGGAGTGCCAATAAAGATGGCGCGACCCTTTTTGTCTGACAGAGAGGCGCGAATGACTTGCTCCCAGGCTTCGGGCTTGATGTCGGCGACCTCGTCCAAAACAGCGTAAGTCAAAGAGACTCCGCGCAAAGTGTCAGGACGGTCGGCGCCACGCACATATATCTTTGCGCCATTGATCATGGTGATGTCCATCTGGTTGACGTGAGACGACGCAATGACCTCTCGGCCGATGTCCATCAAGACGTCCCAAATGATCTGCCGAGCCTGTCCATTGGTAGGCGCGACATACATGACGGCTGAACCAGCTGGGCATTTCAGCGCCTCGATGATGAGAGTTGTGGCTGCCAGTCTACTCTTACCGCAACGGCGACCAGCTGCGACAACTTTGAATCTGGTCTTGTCCGTGAAGACGGTTTGTTGCCACGGGAGGAGGGAAAAGTTCAGATCAGCCATTATTTAAGTCTATGTCCTCGATGTCGTCGTCTTTGCTGTCTTTTGGTGACGCCAAGGTTTTGGTGCTGACGGTCAGCTCGTTCTCGATGATTTGGGTCGCACTGTTGTCTCCAATGCCAGTGATGTTGATGGTCACGGCACTGCGCTGATTCTTGTCTTTTTCAAACATCGATGTGGGGAGCGTTCTATCTATACACATTTTGAGTGCAGCCATTTGGCCTGGGTGATTATCGTTCAAGGCGATTTGGATCACCTTCTCCACGACGTGTTTACCGCCAGACTTGATGAGTATGTCCTTCAGCTCTTTGAGGCGCGCGTGGTCGGTTTTGGGGAGGAGCGTTGGAGGGTTCGCAGCATAGCGCTCCATGGTCATCTTCACGGCGCCTTTTGGTCGACCGCGTGCGCGTCGTGCTGTGAACAGTTCTTCTTTTTCGTTTTCCATTGCCTTTTTTCTTTCTAAAAAGTGGAAGTGTTGGGGGATTATCGCCGATTTTGCTTTTTATGTGCGGAGGATGTACCTGAAATAACCTCAAGCCAAGCCGACCCCCTCCCCCCTATGCGAAGTTATCCACAGGTTTTCCACATTCCAGCCATGTTAGTAAACGCTCACAGAAATATCCTTATAAATCAACGACTTAGCGAATGTGTTGTTTATTTACATTTGATACAATGTCCATTATGTTAAGTTAATTTGTGTTTATCAACAAGATATTCACAGGCGAATCGTACATTTTGGACTTATACACAGAAATTGTGGACGGATTCTCAGGAAATCTGTGGATAACTTTTGGGAGCTGGGGAAGTGGGCGCGACCAAGAGCAAATCTAAATCCGATAGAATATATGTATCGGATGGTGCTTTTCGATAGGACTTGACTATCGTGTTTCACCCTTGAAACAATCGTTTCATCTGTAAAACAAATATTAACCATGTTAGTTTTTGTGATGTTTCAAGGATTGATCCATTTGCACCAAGCAAATACCTCTAGGGTTCACCAGATCGGTCTAGGATCGTTTCTAAGTCATCGGTCATATCTTCACCATAGACAAAGTCATAAACGCTTGTATCGCGTTTAAACCCCAAGTTGTGCATTTCCGCATAAACCCTCAGAACTTCGTGGAATCCAGTGGTAATGTTTCCTCCTCCAGCTGCCAATAACACTGCTCGATCAGCATCGCTAAGAATTCGATAGAAGTTCTTGGTGTTCATCATTGGCTTGCCTGGCATCACTTACCCCTTGGAATCTTGAACTTTGGCATAACAGCTGCCGAACTCAGTGGCTCCAGATCGTCCTCCATGTCATCAAAAATACTGGGCGCACGTTCAACGACCTTCACCGTCGCATCTGGATACTCGGCCTTATAAGACTCAAGCTCTTTCAAGATCAGATAACCCTCGATCATGGCCTCGATCTCTTGCAATGTGTAAACCGTTAGACCAGGCTTGGAACCCTTAAACCGCAAATAATCCACCTTAACGTTCTCAGTCTCACAAACCGCCATGAGAAACCCATTGTCTTTGACGTGCTCCAAAACCTTAAAACTTGGCATAGGTTCAATCTGATTATCAATCGCCCATTGCTCCATCAGCTCATAAGCCTTGATCATGCCCTTGACCGATTTCTCCAACTTCTCCTGATCTCCAGAATTCTGCGCAATCCAAACCCGTTCTTGCTGCATCCAGAACTTCTCCCGAAACCCTACATCCACCATGGTTATAAGTCGTGAAACACCCCAACGATTTTCATGCTCATAAATCCGACTGGTCAGCTCCACCAAGATCGAACTACAAAACCTCTCAAACTCGGTCATCGGAAAATTCGGACGCTCAACCTCGAACTTAGATTTCCTCAAACCTTTAACTGAAATCGTCATAACGTAAAACCTTTAAAAAAAGCGGTACAAAAAAGCACCAACCACCTAACACTAAAAAAAGTCATGTGAAGACAAATCGTCCTCAAAATCCTCAACATTCATCTTCACATGGATCGTATATATATATACGATTCCATCTGAAGACAAGTTTTTGTCCTTTTTTGATATTTCATTTGAAGATTTCATTTGAAGACAATTTCCATACGAAGACATCTTAAACACAAAAAACTCAGAACTCATTGGAGTCTAAATCCACCAATTTTGACCACACTTTATCACCCCAAATCTCAATCATTTGCGCATTTTGTAGCGCCGTACATATCCTATCAAACGCCTGATCGAGTAATTTTGGCGCACTAAAACCGCCTTTGCGCTTCTCAAAATCCCTTTTCCAAGCGCTCAAATCGACACAATATACAGTTTTTCCGTTAATTGTTTCACGACTTTTGTGGTTCTTTAGTAGTACACAAAGCACCTCAAAACCCAGCTCATTGTTCGGCCCTTTGCCCAATCTGTTGGGCTTTTTTCTTCCCTTGGCGCTCTCCTCGGTCATCGAATTCACTGAATCGTCCATCTGGATGGCCAGACTCGAAGTCTCTAAAAGGTCTAAATTGTCGCCTAAATTGACCTCGACACACTTAAATCCTAGCGTCAAACCGTCCTCACCATCTTTCTGTTTCCTGATCAATATTGTGCCTTGGCGCTGATCTTTACCCAGTATTTTGGTAATTTCAAGCTCTGTATCCACTGCACCTAATAGCGAACTATGGCCACGCATACCCTTTGCAGCGTCCTTCCCAGAGTGGTGAACAACCAGCAAACTGCTGTCATATCGTGCCTGTACTGCGCCTAGATTGTTAATGATGGCGCCCATATCTTCAGAACTGTTCTCGTTGGCGTTACCGCCCATTGAACGCGCCAACGTATCCACAATGATCAATTCGAGCTTAATTCTATGTTCAGCGACCAGCTCATCAACACTACCAATCAAAGCCTCCAGATCGGCCACACTTGACCTCATGTTGATCTGCGACCTGATCACATAGATTTGCGCACCATCTCTGGTGTTGTTGTGCTTTTTACACGCCTTGATCCTGGCTCCTATTCCTCCGTGACCCTCACCGGCAATGTAGAGAACTGATGGCGCCAAAGCACTGTCCTGATGGACTTGTCTACCCATCCAGTCTCGACCCGTCGCCACTGCCTCCGCAATGTCCAGAGCGACAAAACTCTTGTACGAACCTGGCGCACCAAAGAGTGCAGCAAAACTCCGACGCGGTAAAACGCCATCGATCAACCACTCAACTGGCTCGTCCTTGATCTCGTCCCATGATTCGAGTTTGTATCTCTTTGGCGCAAGTGTTGAATTAGATTCATCTGTCTTAACCGACGAATCAAGTCCAAGATCATCAACATTTAACGAATTTTCCGCAGAACTCCCCAAATATTCCCCTAGATCGGTGATCTTCTTGGCGTCCTTGGCCAACTCGATCAACTCCTCCTTTGAGTGGCCATACTTGAGAATCCAGTCATATACATCTTCGCGTTCCTCAAGGCCAGGCAGCTGAACAACTCTGATCGACTTCACAACGCCAAACAATTCATCGACAACGCACTTCGCGTAACCTTGCCCAGCCTTGTCGTTGTCTGGTAACACAATCACATTGGCGCCCACAAAGAACTGGTTGATCTCCTTCGGCCATCCTGAGGCGCCTCGATGACTCGTCGTACTCACCAAACCCAGACCGCGGACACTCTCTGCGCACTTCTCACCCTCGACAATGTAGATTGCGCGTCCACGCTCTATCGCGTCCTGAACCGCGGGTAAGTTGTACGGGACTATCCGCGCGTTCCCCAATGTATGCTGCACTGCGCCGTTCTCTATCTTGTAGAGTCTGTAATCTTTTCCCTTTGGTGTGTTGACGCGCAAACGACGCTTAACGAACAAGTTCTCGCCCATCTCATCCACGTAATACCACTCAGCCTCCACAACTGGCGCCGTTGGTGTAGTGGGAGCGTCATTCCTCACCAATGCTAATGGTTTCACGTCTTTGAATATATCCTCGATCTTCGGTAACTCTGGGAGCAAACCCATATCCTTGATCGCATTAAACACACTGTCTTGACTGCACCCGCCAAAGCATTTGAATAGCACCTTAGCGTCTGAATCTGTATCGCACACAGACAGAGATGGATTCTTGTCTCCATTGCCTCGTCCATGGCTCGGAACTGGGCAACTGCACAAAAAGCCCTTTGGCTCCTTCTTGGCGTTCCCTAGTTGTTCCGCTATTTGTTGAGCGTTCATCTCAATCCTAAAATTTAGGGGAAAAAAAACCAGAGGCATCTCTCAGCCTCTGGCGCTAACTAACTCAATTACTCAAACATCTCTGCGTCGTCAACTGGCGCTTTCTTAGGCGTTGGAGAGACAGCTGCTGCTTTAGGCGCGGGAAACGGATCGAAGTCGTCTTCTTGTATTACCACTGGTTTGGCGCTGACAGTAGAACTTGACCCGTCAGCGTTCATTGCTTTAGGTCTTTTAACCCATTCGACAATTTTAAACTGAGGTATTCTAGTCGTTCCCTTTCCGATCTTCTCAGCTCTGGCGCCCTTATATTCAATGAGAGGCAATAGACCAGCATTGTCACCATGCTCTGCTGAACACATTTGATACAGCTCATTGAGTCCAATGTTCGGCCCAGTCCCATTGGCTGACCATTCCACAACGTCTAATTCAGGATTGTAGAACTTCACGATGAACCCACGTTTATGCTCTGGCGTCGGCTGCGCACCCTTTTTTCCCAATGCTACATCTGGCTGCCAATCTCTTGTCCCAGTCTCTAAGAGCAACCAACCCGTCTGGACATTCTCAATGTCAAAGACAACTTTCTTCATAGTGAACTCAACTTTATCCTTGTTTTGCCAAGCATTGACGCTCGGCATAAAACGAATGAAATTGATATTGCCACCCGAACCACCCAAATTAAGATTTAACATTTTGCTTTTCGCTTTCTGATTTAAAAAAGTGACTAAACGTCACAACAATGAAAGACTTGCGTCCTTCGCCAAAGTCAGACCAGACGACTCTTTACGGGTCAACTCATCCAACAATTCTTTATTATCTTTACCGATCAATTTCTCTGCAACGCTTGGCGACACCAACTCGGTCACCATCAACTTCGAGCTATCAAACCCCATTGCGACCAAGCGACTAAACGCTGCGTGCTCATCAATCCATTTGCGTTGCGCTCTTTTAGGCGCCAACTGCCAACCCTTGATCACGCCCTTGTCCTTGATCTTCTTCTCGGCGTAATCGCGCAAAGCCTTGATGTAATCCTCGACCATCTTTGCACTATCCAACAACTCACCAATCTCGTCGTCACTCCAATGCGTCAACTCAACCTTTTTCTCGGCCATATCAGCAAACTCACTCATGTTCTGCCTTTGCGCTGGACACTTGATCTTTGCTGGACACCACTGGCACGCTGACTCACTTGGCGTTGGCTCTACATCGTCCTGAGTAGCTTTTTTAATGCTTGGCATCAAAGTGTTGGCGTGCCAGTCTCTAAGCTCTTGTAAGCTCATCTCATGTGTCCTGTCAGCGCCGTGATGTGGCTGAATCACTTTGAGCTGAATCTTTCCGTATAAAAATTTAGATTGTCTCATTGCGCCAATAGCGTAAATCTTCATCTGGTCACTGTTGGCGTCAACGTATCCTCGACCCGTCTTCAGATCAGCCACAATCAATGTGCCTGTTCTATCGCTCCACGACACAACATCAGCTGTACCACCACAACGCACGTCTTCGTCCTCATAGGCCGTTAAATACTGCTCAACTAGTACATGGCCTTGGTTTGATTCGATCTCGCGGATTGCACTTAAATGCGCCTTGGCGAAATCAGCATTATCCTGATCAATCATCATGCCTTCGACCTTAGAACCCACAAACCCATCAGGATCGACGCCAGTGAGATAACACGTCTCAGCAATAGTATGTATCGCAGTACCGAGCTTGGCTGCGTCACCAGATTCCTGATAAGGGACATCGAGGGATAGCTTCACACTCGCGGGACACTGTATCCAACGCGACGCCGAACTGGGTCTAAGTACAAGTTGTTTTTTCATTTCCACACCTTAAATAATTCTGTTGATATTTCTGTTGGCGTTGCATTTGGCACAACAAACAATCCATTACCTTTGATTGATCTGCCCCATGCGTCCTTGCTGTTTAAATTTATCAGCAATCCTTTTTTGACATTGTTATAAACCATGTCTCTTGTAATCCCATGACTGATGGCGTCCTGAATTGTTCTAGGTTTACTAAAAAATTCAAAATTCACTTTTTCATTCCTCGAATATAAGTTGCGAACGATTGTGATGTATCGCCGAACTTGATGCTCTCGATCTCCTTGGCGACTTCTTCAATGACGTCGTTGCGCAACTCGTTATAAAACTCAACGTCTGTTTTGATTTTGACTTCTTCGATCTGTCTCTTGCGCCATCCAGCGACATTTGCTACAAATGAATCTCTCATATAAACCTCGTATTGTTTTCGTTTAAATTAGTACGTTTCCACAAATACTCCATTCGAGTCTTAGCGCCCATTGCAAAGAGTAATGCTGGATCGTATGTCTTTGGATGCCTTGACCAACCTGGCGCTACATACTTACTTGAATCTCTGTAATGAGGTAAGTACGTTACACCATCCACCACATAGACCAAATAATATTGTTTTTCAGATTCGTCTTTAATCATGCTTTTCCCCTTGCTCTGATGTTTGTTGCGCAATGATGGCACCCAACTCGTTCCAATCGTCTTGCACACGCCTCACGTTCTCTTTCTGCAACTTGCCACTCAAGTTCATCGAGCATATCAACTATAGAGTCTCCATGGCCAGTCGCAAAACCTTTGCCCATAATCCAATTAGCTACCACTTCACGTTCTTTAGTCATTAAATCTCTCTTTCATTGTTTCATTTGACATAATTTGGTATGCAATCTTTCTCACCTCATCACTAACTGCAAACCCCAAATCTTCAGGATTGAGAAACCGTCTGAGCAAATGAGTCTTGGCGCGTGACTGCTCACGTTCTTTCTCTAACTGTCGGCCAAGCCAAACCATGTGCTCTCGCATAATGTCGATCTCATCTTGCGTCATTGACAATTCCTTTCTGCAACTTAATCCCATAGGCGCCAATCAAGACCGCCTCAGCTCGGCCATCGTGTTTCTTCAATTTAAAGTAATCGCTAAAAGATGGATACAACTCCATGGCGCGATGGCGCGATGAATCCTTACCAATTCCACGACCCATCGACTGCTGCCACTTTGTTGGCGTCACATAAGTGATCGGTATCTCTAGCGCTGCCAAGACGCCCTCAATGACACCGGCACTGCGTCCAAACGCAAAGACTGAGCTGACACCTTGACCTGGCATCGATCCAACGCGCTCCACAAACGCATGGTCAATGCGCAAATCTTTGAGGATAAAAGCGAATTGCTGGGCACTCATCGAGTTCTTGATTTTCCCATTGCGCTCCAACGCCACGATGGGCATATCGTGGATAGAAATCAATTGATTCCCCTCGAATAAAGCGATGGCGCCAAAGTTCCCAGGGTCAACGCCGATGAACCGTTCAATCTTAATCATCAGTGTTTACCCCTAGATGTTGCTTTCTTGCATAGGTCAAAATGACCAAAGCGTCTTCGAGCTTACGAACTGAGGTAATCAGAGGGATAGTCTTACCCGAAATCCACCTTGATGCTTGAGATGGATCGATCTCTGCCTCTCGGCACAAATCGGACATTTTGAACCCTATCGCCTCGGCGCGGAGCTTGATGTTGAGCAAAACTGCTTGTGTTGGTGTAATCATGTTGAGTATGTTATCTTAGTTTTGACGAATAAATCAATAATAAAATAAAATATTTGTTGACAAGGTAATCAACTGTGATATGATTAAGTCCTCAATTCAACAAAACAAGGAAAGCAAAATGCAAACATTCTCTTATACTCGTAAAGCGCCAATTATTGTTTTAACAACTAAAGCCAATTTTAATTTAGTGCAAGTTGGCGGCGGTAATTTATCAACATTACGTGAAGATTTTTACGATCAAGCAGCTGGTGCTTATACATCACGTCCTTCTCAAATTGTTTCTGCCTACGATATAGCTTTGTCTGGCGGAGAACCTTATTCTCTTTGGGTTTAATCAGTAAACAACAAGCCAACTTTGACTCAAATCAAGTTGGCGTTTTTATTAACTATATTAAGGATTTATCCATGTACCCAGACATCAATACTAAACCTACACCGCGAACTCTCAATGAGGCATTTCCCAATACGATGGAGGCTGGAGCCTGTATCGAGATACAAGTTCCACATTTAACACCAGCTGATCGCGTCATTCGCGTTATCGCTTTGGTGAGCGTTATTGTTATTGTCCTAGACTTATTTCTTTTTAGAGTTTAATCATGGCCACAATGAAATCTGAACTTCAAGAATTGGTCAATGCTCTGACGCCAAATGGCGAACTGGGCATCATGTCGAAATCTGACATTCTCTGGTACATCAGAACGGCGTCAGACAAGGCGTCTCTCATTGGATATACTCACGCTGCCAAGTTCACCGAAGAACGCCTAAAGCGCGTTCTAGACGCTCAGTCGGCCGAGATCGATGGACTCAAATCTGAGGTCAAACGATTGGAGAAAGAAATCATGTTCATCACGCAATAGCCTGGCGCCATGGACTTCATCTCAGTATTTTGGACAATCGTCTTGCTGTTTTTCTGGTCAGCGATCATCATTGTGGTTGCGATAATTGCATGGGTCGCGCTAGAAAAACTCAATTCTGATTAAAAAAAAGGAGTCCGAAGACTCCTTAAAATGGCTTTGCAAAAAAACCCCTCACCTTCAACTTAAAACCGATATGGCTTTCTCGGTATGTTCAATTCTCTCCTTGAGTCCTATTGTACCCCCATTGATCTTTTTTGTTAGCGCAATCCAGTCCTGATTTTCCGCAAATGTATTGCAATTGTGCGTAGACCAGAACCAACCCGCCGTGATTGCAGCGTACTTTGGCGTTCCCACCAAATCGGGACTCATTACAAAATCGACCCCACAAGCCTGGCCAGCATGATAATAATTACTGTGACCAGTGAGCTGAATACAGCCACGCCCACGAAACCTATACCCGTCGCCCGACGCCTCATCTCTATTGCCCATCCTTGAGCTGTAAACCATGTTTGCAATTTTTTTAGGATTTTTTTCATAAGAATTCGCTATCTCCTGAGTTGGAAATCGTTTTGGCCACAACTTCATTAGAGTGGCTGCACGATAGTTTAAGTTTTCTTCGAGTACCTTGAAGTTACCGCACTCATGCCCACACTGCCCAATAAATGCGCCTTGTTGTTTTGGCGTAAGTATATTGAACTTCTGAAATGTCTCATTCAATGGGTCAACCCATTCGGCGCCAATGCCCAATTGTTTAAGTTGATCACTGTTTATCATTTAAAGTGCCTCGTACTTGGTTATACGCGTCTATACACGCGTTCAATTGGTTGACGGCTTTGTCTCCGTCGGCGACGATTTGGGCAATGGCTGCGAGGGTTTCTCTGTCGGTGTCAGCAGCTGTGTCAGCCGGTCTGTCAGGTTGGCTTGGCGCTTGGTTCCGATCTCCAGTGGGAGTGGCGGTACTTGTGGCGGTTTGTACGCAACTTGAGGCGTTGAGGCGCAACTTGCCAGAACGAATGGCGCGATCCAGTGCAGTTTGTTTTTCAGCGATTCCATTATTAGCCTCCAATAATTTGCTAGATTGTTCGTTAAGTTTTTGTCCAAGTTCTTGCTCCTTTGCGCGAGATTCTTCATTCTTCTTGGCGATCTCTGCTTGCATCTCTGCGTCTCTCTGATTCCACCCCTTATTGTGGCCATAAAAGTAAACACTGATAGCGACCAAGATGGCGCCAATGATTAACCATGGATTAGGCATTATTGAACCTCCAGTTTAGCGACAGCACGTTCATTTGCAATGTCTTCTTTTGATGGGTCAATGTAATCGGCTGGAGTTGTTGGAGGAGGAGGCGCACGCCAGGACTCGTCTAGCTCTGGATTCTTGAATCCCATGAAGTTAAAGTCTGGCATCCCTGATGGCGTTGGTGTTGGAGTGACAATGGGAGTTGTAGACGCTGGAGCCGGGCTTGTTGGTGTTGGAGTGGCCAATTTATCTGCTACTGCCTGAACGCCTTTGCGACTCATCACTCCACCAATACCGCCAACAATCAATAACACAATGTCATTGAGCATTTTGGAAAAGGCCATATCAATTGGCGCCATGGATTTAATTGGCTGCACAACAAACGCCAGGCTATAAAGCATAAAGATAACGATACCCGCAAGAATAATGGTCACGATGATGACGACCGTGGCCCAGACTCGCGTCTCGATTTCCTCACTTGTCAGTAGGCGTTGTAGCTGGAACTTGTTGGACAATTTGTTTCTCCAATACTGGTGCGACTAAATAATCAGGACAATCTTGAGTAAATAAACAATCAGGACGTTGGCATTGCTTAGTTGGAAAGTTTTTAGGATTTTGGCAAAAATATCTGTATCGGTCTTCGCATCCCGCCAAAAGCAATAAAAACAAAATTAAATATCTCACTTAGACTCCAATTTTTTGACTACTTTATCCACCTTGATTTGCGTTTCTCGTATATCTGCATACATCCAACCCAACACTGGTAAAAACAATAGTATGAGTGTAAAGAGAACAATGATAATGATTATGTACCACGTGTCATCACCATTATCGTTGCCCACGTCCACACCACCATGACTAGGGTCAGGATAGCGTACATTGCTCTGTCCTTGATTTGGTCGGCCATTTGTCGTTTTCGCCATGCTGCTTCACGTTCTTTCTGGAGTTCGTCCATCCTAGCAAGTTCCTGTTCTTCTGCAATTTGTCCAAGCATCTTATTGATTCGTCCATAAAGGTCTTTCATCTCAGGCGGTACGTGATACACCATCAACTCTCTCAACTCCAACTGCATCTTCTCCATCTGTAACTGCGCCAAGACTCGATTGATTGCGTTCTTACTGGCGTCAACATCTGGTGTAAATACATGGCGACTCTTTTCTTCTTCCTCTTTGATCCACAAATCTAGTTTGTTGACCGCGTTGAAAAACTCTGTAAGGTTCTGCCCGACCTCTGCAAATATTGCATTTTCATCGAATTCTGGAGCCTTTTGCTTGACCTTCTTGGCTGGTTTTGCAACGCTTGCACTTTGAGTTTTTGGAGTTGGACTTGGAGCTGGTTGTTTTGCTTTTCCAAACAATCCCAGTATTCTGCCCCAGACTCCAGTGACGTCTTTCTTGATGGCTTGCACATTATTGATAGCGCCATCAACTTGACCGACAACATCCTTGACCAATGCCCTACCCTCATTGAGCATCTCGCAAGACTGCTTAATGAGTTTGAAAGCGCCAGACGCCAGTGCAACAAGAGTGAAAGGGTCAATCTAGATGCTCCTTATT